GAATTGGACGGAAATGTCGGTGAAATTAAGATTAAAACTGGATCTAAGAATAATTCCGGATCCGGTTTAACCACCGATGTTAATACAGTAACTTCACCGTTCGTAGTTTATGTCGCCCACAGGATTAGGGGTTTAAATCCGCGCGATGCTTTTGCTCGTTGCGGAATTGCTTTTGGTGATGACGGATTAAGTCCAGGCGGTCCTGGTGGCACGGGGTTTGATGAGCTCTGTGTCTCAGTTGCCGCGTCGATTGGTCTGAAATTAAAGTACCTCGAGCATGAGCCCGGTGATCCATTGTTCTTTCTGGGACGATTGTATTTAAGCCCACTTACCTCGTCTGTTTCGATGGCTTTGCCGTCTAAGGTGTTGCGTAAGTTGCCCATTTGTATTGGCAAGGCCAGTGAGCACAGAGCACACAGGCTGTTAGGGTTTTATGTGACCGAGAAACACGTCCCAGTCGTATCTGACTACATTGAAGCAGCGGCACGTGCTTACAAAGTAGATTTGAGCATCATGCCTCCTGACATGGAGGCCCTACGTACAAAGGATCGAGACCTGTTTCATAAATTGAAGCATGGGCCATATCCGTACGAGGACGCAGACGAGCCACTCCTTTTGGACGCCGTCTGCAAGGACTTATCGCTATCGCAAGCGGAGGTCGAGGAGCTTAGGACAAAGCTCCGGGCAGTGCAAACAGTTAAGGACTTAGAGGGGATTAAAATTCCACTCCCTCCATTGGAGGGTCTTGACGGATTGCATCTGTTTTAAAACCACGTCCATGTATGGCTGGAACAATAAAGTTATTGCATTATCATCAACCCATTCTATTGCTATTATGCAACCTATGGATATAGTTCCTCGACCCGGGCGCAAGAACAACGCGTCAAGGGCCGCTGGTGCACTAGTGTCACTCGGCAAGTTAGCGAATGACAATGGTGTCCTGCGGGAGGCACTCAAGTTTTACAAGAAAATGAGCCAAGACCGTGCAAAGCGGCAACAGCAACAGAAGCCTGTCAAGAAGCAGACAGTCGATCAGCGTTCAGTCAAAACTGCAGCACCAACGAGTTTTGGCATTTCATCGAACGATGTGGTCAGGTCGGTCGTCGTGCGCAGCACGCCGACCATGAGTCGTTTTACCGGCGTGTCCTACTTGGGCACTGTTACCACCGGGCCCAACGTATCGTCATATCCGACGGTCGCGTTGTTCACGTCCAGTAACCCGGTCACTTTTCAAGACCGTTTGCAGATTCAAGCGTCGACTTACGACAAATTTGTTTACAATTCTGTCAAGCTTAAGTATGTTCCCGCGGTTGGTACCAACACCTCGGGGAAAGTTGCTATTGCTATTGATCGCGATTACACCGATCCGCCACAGACCGTCAATTGGGGTCAGTGCATATCATATGAATCGGTCGCGTCAGGCACTGTTTGGTCTGAACACATGTGCAGCATGCGCCGTGATCCTAGTGAAAAGCGCTCGTATTTTACCAATTTTGCGTCTGGCACCGACGTCCGCGAGACTGAACAGTTCAAGTTTTATGCATACACGCAGGGAGTCCCCGCAAATACGTTTTGTGGTGACCTTTATCTTGAGTATGATCTTGAGCTCATCTCGCCTGTTTACGCTCCTTCTGAGTTATCCCAGATCAGTGAGAATTCGTCCACCGTTATTTCTTCCGGTGCCATAACGAGTTCCGCTGCTGGTCAGACTTGGACCGTGAACCCGTTGCCTGTCGACGACAATACGCGCGCTATTTACGAAGTTGTTGTTAATGGCCAGCCGAACACCGCTGGCATTCAATTTGGTTCACTCGCGGGATCCGCGGCTTACGCGCCGGCATTTCAGGGCTCGTATCGCCTTTGGTGTCGCCCCATTAATAATGGGACGGCTCGGCAATATTTCATTTATACCGATCTCACTGCTGCCATGACGGGCGGTCAGCCGTTGTACCAGACTGCTGCCCTGGGCGGGACACTTTTCGCGTCCACTCAAGTCATTTTCCGTCGCATCACTTACCCTTCAGTGGGTGAGTAAAGTAAAACTATCCGATATAAAAGCATTAAAGTATATCATCACCCCTGACAGCAAGGGGGGAGCGCAGGTCCGAGCGCTTAATATAAATGGGGACAATGTACATACTACAAGTTGTTACTCCGTAAGTCCAACAAAGTGGTGGGCATCCTAAATCTGGCGCAGAACCAGTCCCGGGGTGTCTTTAAGTGAAGTGTAGG